GTTGCACTTACTGATACTTCACAGTTTACGGTTGCGTCCATCTGCATTCCGCCCTCGGTAGACACACGCCACGCACTATTAATAACAAAGTGCGAACCCGCGTTCTTTGTGAACGGTAGTTGGAAGTCGATAATCGTGCTACTGTAATCGGTCAATACGGTTGCGGTTGATGTCGCGTCGGCCTTGACTACACCTTTATACTTGCTTAACGAGGTCATTATTCACCATCCTTTTTATCTTGCGTTTTCGGCTTATAAACGGCAGGCGGTTGAACAATTTCCACCGCGCCTAACTTAACCCAAATATCAACCAAATCGGGGCGATCTTGATAAAATTCAGGTACTTCTACCACGTCGCCAGCTTTCGCCCAAAGGCCTTGCTTGTCAGGATAGAATTCAGGGTTCCACCCCATATTCGTCATCGCCCGTACTGTTACTTTTGCCATGTTTCACCTTTAGCCTATAATTTCACGAACGGTTATAGCAGTCATGCATCCCCAATATTGAGAACCGCTGCCCGATGGATACTCATAAACACCCGGCGTAACCTTTAACCCTGTAATCGACGCGCTACTATTAGCCGTGTTTACAAGCTCACGGTTATCTCTTGCCGCATCAATATACGCGCCTAAATACTCCACAAGAACGCTTGCAACCTGCTTATTGCCCGTGCCTAGCGCTAGTGGGAGGTAGAGCATCAAGTCGTTAAATTGCCAATCAACGTATTGTTTGCCGCCGCCATTTATGCCACTGCCAACCGTTCTAAATTCCATCGTCTGTCCTTCCCCCGCGTTGGCAAGGTCTAGCAGAATACGACACGGCAGGTTAGCGTTAGGGAGTGAATTAGGAATACCTGTTAACCCGTAGACAATGGGAGCCGTGCTGTTAACGTTGACGGTCATTTCCTCAATCGCGGTATAAATAGCGCTAATCTCACTCGTCATGGTTGCCGCCTTTTATACGTGTTGAGAATGTCGCTTATGTCTTTCGGGATAGCGGAAGGGAGTAACGTAGCACCGCTATTCGTTAGCATTGGACGGTCAACTTCCGCGCTTGTGTCACGTTGGTTGTAGTACCACTTCGCAAGCCGTTTAGTTGCATGAATTATGTCCTGTGGAGGTGTCAAGCTATATGCCCATCGCCCTGTTACTGCAATCGCGTTTTCAGGCGACGTGTCATAGTTGAGGTAGGTTGTACTACTGAGTTTTAATTGGATGCTATAGTAGGGCGTAATGTTGCGTGGGTTCGTCACATATTGGGCTGTTGTAATCGTTGCCCCGTCGCCATTCACTACGCTTGTAATCTGGCATAGGTCGGTGTCAAAAAATAGTTCACGGTATTGTACGGTGTCAGCGAATGCATCAAAGTATCGCGTAGTATCTGCTGTGCATTCAAATATGCGACTCGTTTGGGTTTCGATGTACTTTTGAGCGTCGGATAAACAATCCTGTAGCAAGTCGTCATCGGTAGTAGCATCAGCGCCTACGTACCGCTTAAATGTGCTTAGATTAACATAGCTCATAATGTATCTATCCTAAATAACCCGTCCGTTGTCGGATCAGGGTATAACACCATTTGCCCGTTGATATGCCCACACACTACCGATAGATCGCACAGTTGCGTAAAGTTGTTGTATTGCGCGTCTATCGACATAAGCCAATCGGTTATCATGCCTTGCCGCCAGCGAAAGGGTTGCGCTTCGATCACATGCCGTTTAATTAGTGTGCAACCTTGCCCCACCCCTGCCACTTCAATGACCTTGCCCCAACATTCCCGCGCTAAGTCCGGCGTCTTTGATATACTGACACCTGAAGTAACCGTAAGATCTCGATATGCGCTCCATTCGTGCTTTGCTTTGCGCCACACGTAAAGCCCATAGGCTATATCCGCATCTAACCGCCGCAGTTTTTCAAGCGCGTTAGTAGGTAATATCATGTCTGCCTCCGCACACATGAAGTAATCCCACTTACCCGCTAGGAACACATCCCGCGCCTCGTTGTATTTGCGGTTGATGCTATCCGGTTGCCCGTCATCACCACCGCTAGGACAGTAATGCGTAACCGTTCCACCCTGCCACTCTAGCGCGTAGATACTCGCCATCGCTTGCGGGTAATAAAAAACGCGCTGGTTGGCGCGTTGTATCGGAGTTACTATGAATATGTTCATCGGTTGCTATCTGCTAATCCTTTTTACGTAGAAACCCAATTCGAGTAAGGTAATCCTTAACTTCGGGTTTAGCGAATTCTTCCAGCGTTAGCCAGTCGGGGATTAGCCAACCATTACCCATGAATACAGGCGGCGGCAATTTCTTGTCACCATTGAAGTACTCTTTGCCCTCTAACGCACTCCCAATAGTTCCTAATACCGCGTCTATTCCGCTTTCTGCGCTGATGCAGTATCGGTTATATGTTTTCATGGGTAGCATCGCCATCCTGCACCCTCTTCATTCTACTAATTGAATCTCTAATGATGATTTTATGTATCCATCTAGGCATAATTGGATACCAGAACTGTTTTTCGTCGTATCTTCCAATTAGACGGCAAACCTTATAGTCTAATCGTGACAAGAAAAACCCCAATTGCATTAATCGCGTATCAAAAGGGTGACTTGTTAATTTGAGTATTCCCCAACTTATTAAAATACACAGGATGAGTACTACCCACAAAGGCAAATGAACTAGTGGCAATGTCACTATCACGCGCTCCCATAATCCTTGATTGCCGATACCCTTTATTATACCTTGAATATGTTCACTAAGCTGTCTCGTTAAACCTTAAAAATAAAACTTGATTGTTAGGAAGGTGCACACACACGAATAACCCGAAGTTCATATCGTGCAACATTGTTTCGTCTAACTCAACAGACATAACCCCACCCGTAGCATTAGCTATTATCGGATCAATAACTAAGTCGTTGTTAGAAACAATCTCAGCTTTTACTAAGTGGTTATCTGTAAACAGGTTGGACGGTTTCGCTTTTTGTGTCATAGTTGCCCCTTTTGATATTTCGCCATTATACCAACCGCCTCGCAATTCCAACCGTAGTCGTGTTTGCGCCGATGCTGCTGTCAATGTATCGAAGGTCAACTATTTGCATCCCGTCAAAGAACCATTCGCGGAATGCATCTTGCCCAAAATTTGCGTAATGTTTGGGATATAAATGTTCAACAAACCCGAATGAGGGCGTTGTGATAACGAGATACCCGCCCACCTTTACCACCTCACGCAGTTGCCGCACCGTTCCCATGAAATCGCAGTCGTGCTCCAACGTTTCGCAGCATAACACCACGTCAAACGCCCCCGCGCCGAACGTGGCTAACAGGTCGGTATTGTTTACCACCATATCTACCCCGTCCCCCGCTTGCATATCCGTTCCACAGTAACCCGTTGCATGTGAGAACGCATACCGCGCCGTACCGTTGACGTTAAGACTCCCCACCTCTAGCACTAGCCCCGGTTCACTAAGAACCGATTGCGCTAGACTGCCCAGATACCGCATAATTTCAGGTGTCATGGTTGCCGTTTCATGCTATGATGTGAAGTATTACTACTAAACGAGGTGTCAATATGCGCTTTATAGTTGAGTTGTTTACCGCCGTTGTCATGTTGGCAGGTGTTGCGGTCGGCATCTATTCGTTTACATTCCCCGCGCGTTATAGTTGGATGCCTAACAACGCGGTATCCATCGCTATGATTTACCCGCAAGCAACCTTCTACGGCGTGATTTCTATCGCGCTATTCGCTTTCGCGGCGGTACTCGTGCTGTCGTTGCGCCAAAATCCCGTTAACTAGTTTTTACGCTTAGGCTTTGGGGCGGGGGTTTCCTCGCTCACAGTTTCCACAGCTTCCGCGTAACCGATAGCAACAAACTCTTTCGCGGTTGCGTCTGAAAGCTCGATTACATCACCCACGTTAGGGGATATAAACTTCCCATCGTCCGAACCTGCGCACGATACAAGCATTTTAACTAACATAATTACTCCTCAATGATACGAGGGCGGCGAATGAACCGCCCCCATATAACAAACGGCAGGCTATTAAGCCTGAGTAATAACCTTGATTGCCGCGCTCAACATTACATGAGCATCAAAACGGCTGTACCAAGTGAACCCAACCTGACCATTGGCGGCGTAGAGTTCGTTCAGGCGCTTCATTTCCATGCCGCTGAAATCTGCGATCCAGTAGTAGGACATGTCACCGAACAGAACCGACTTAACGCCAGTTGCCATCGTCGCCATGCTGTTGTTGATGTACACCGGGCGACCGAGGAGGGTTGACGGTTCGCCAGTTGCCAAGCCGGGCGACCACAAGTACTGGTTTGTGGTGTCTTTCAACACGCGGATAGCCTTCAAGGTTGCATCATTCATCATCCATACCGCATTCATACGGTACAGGCCTGCCAACGAATGATACAAACCGATGACTTCATCGGCGGTAATCGCGCCCGTTGCAGCGGCGGTAACACCCGCGCTTGCGCCAGTCACCACGCCTTGCGGTTGACTTGAACCCGTGCCGGTAGTAAACGCGGCGTTTTCAGCGGCGGCGAATGCCTGAGTAGCATCCTGCCCAACAATATCCATGATCGGAATACGGCTATCGTTCAGGGTTTCATCTGAAGCTTTCACAAGTTTGGTGTACTTGTAAGGAACAAATGTCACTTCACCAAAAGTCGGTTCTTTTTCATCGAAGGAAGCTGCTTCCGCAGTCAACACGGCGGCGGCGCTGTCAGTCATGGTCGGAACTTTAAACGAGTTCGTACCATCAACCTTGATAACCTTCGCGCCTGCTGCACGTAGGATGGACAGGTAACGGCGTTGTACAACCAGATCGTTGCTGTACTGAACAGGAACGAGATAACCGCCCTGTGCGGCTGTCCCTTCGTTCAATGCCGCTTTCAGGTTTGACGACTTCGTACCATAACGGGCGTAGTTCTCAAAAGCCTTGAGTTCGTTATCACTGTTGGCTTTGATTTCTTCCGCTTGGCTCAAGCTCACTTCGGCGGTCTTGAGTGCCGGCGACTTCAGAATAATGTCCAGTTGTCCCTTCAAAGCGTCAAAGTCG